TTTTTTGCCAATTTTTAATAAGTGTTCAAACAGTAAGTTCCAGCTCTTATAATCTTGTAATCTCTTGTCTAGCTCAAGGAGTACTTCATCTGATAGTCTAAATGTCTTTGGTTTATATCTTTTGTTTCTCATAAGGTTATATGGTGTACTATGGTGTACTATGCACCAACCAGCCATAAACGTAACTCATTCTAAGCAAGGTGGGGTATCTTTTTTGTGTAGGTGATAAACGACTTGGTAGATAGGAGAGGCTGATTGATTGTGATGTACTCTAGGCTTTACTAGGCTTGCTTGAGAATTGAGAACGATATGGCGACCTTGCCAATATCCTTTTTAACTGCGATATTTCTGCGGTCTGAACAGTCGGTTACAGTATAGTTTTTGACTATCAGCCCTCAATTACTCCAATGCTTGTCGGTACAACTTGGAAGGGATACCGTGTTAGTAATTGGGGACTGGCAAACAAAAAACCACTTATTACTGTATCCCCGTCAAGAGATACACTAACAAATGGTCTTAGTGCGTATAGTATACCTTTTTTTGACGGGGAATTTCTAATTGAAATGAACTTACAAATTAAGTATAGCACAAATTTGGCGATGCAACAATATGCCTTGTGGAAAACTTTGTAATAACTGGGGTTAAGAGTTATTTAATTAATCCTCATTTACTCCTAAAGCCACATCAATATCGACTGGCTCTACTTCTTCTAATTCTTCGTCTGTCATTGTCTCTTGAATTTGCTTATCAATTGCATCTTGGTCTTGCAACCAATCAGCACAGAACTCTAAACGCTCACCTAATGACTTCTTAATAAGGTCTTTAATAGCCTTATTTTGTTTACTGTCTTGGATTGATGCATCAATTATTGTGAGTACATCACCCATAATACCTGCAACTAAACGCTCAACGAAACCAAACGTAGCGAGACTAGCATTGCCAATTTCGACTTCATTTTCTACAGAAATATCTTTTTTGTCGTAGAAAACTCCGTGCTTAGCTCTGCCAGCGTGAACATAACTTTTATACATACTAAACTTTGACTTAACTTAACCCCATTTATCACAAAACTAAAACACCGATCTTGTACACCTTAATTTTACCACACAACCTAATCACTGCCAACTATCCTATAGGAAATTACTAATAGCAATAGCCCAGAGTGTTACCTCCGAATTGTTGGCAGTAATCAGAACCTTATTTGATATAAGGTACTCCGATATTGACTGACTTATTAGCTTTTAGACGTCCAACGATAACGTCATATAGCCCCCAGAGGCTCAAAACAACCGTTACAAGCGAGATAAGCCCCTCTTGTAGTGCGTTCTCTAAGTCTCTGATTTCAAGCCCTAAAATCGACGCTATTGAGACAATGATAGGAACGATAAGTTTAATCGCACCAATTATTGTCTGGCTCTGTAAGTATCCTTTTTGCATATTATTTTTTGTTATAGTTCCAATTAATAGGTTCATCTATGTTTTCTACCAAGTCCCTGCGAGGGGCGGAGTCAAACTGCATAGGTTCTCCTGTAGGTACTTTGTCTAAATCCTCTTGAGGGATTGTTACAAACCAGTTGCTATAGCCGTCCCATGCCACAAATGTTCGCCAATCAGGATAGACACGCTTTTTACCCATTGAGATATGGTAGATTGCCTTATCCTTGCTACCTTGTACGTTCATTTGGGCGTATTGGGTAATAATATCAGCTACAGGTCTGTCAATATCGAGATTAGCAGTAGCGGTGTGTGAGTTATTACGGAGATAATCAAATGTAACATAGAAACACCCTTTATCGCCCCATAGTTCACTGTATGAGTTGGCACACTTGTAAACTTTTTGCCCGTAATAGTTCAGATTATATTCAAAGGCGTAAAACTGATGCCAACCGCCTACAGATACTCCTACTTTCTTAGAAATAATCCACGGAGCTTTGAAGCCGCCGCCTTGATTGAATCCTGTAAACCAATCAATAGCAATCTTAATTGGTTTCTTTTCATCAAGTAATTTAAGTTTTGCCCCCTCTGACATAACTGACCAAAATGTTTGTGATCGGTATTCTTTTGCCTTCTCCATAAGGGCAGGAGTAAGCTGTCGAGTATCAGAGTACCTTTCCCAGCCTACTTCCTCATTACTTGGTAAGTCTTTTTCAAGGCACGCCCCAAAGTCTCGGAGTGCCTTCTCACCATTTTCTGTCGATGACCAGCCATCACCACTAAGAAGACGCTTAATCTTGGCGTAGATAGTAATTGACTTTACTGACAGCTCAACACCTTCATCAATTTCTTTTGCCCCAATAGTAGACTGGTAGACACAGTTGTTGATGCGAGCCTGATTTTTAATTGAGATAGGCTTTAGCCCACTTCCCTTGCCAATCGGCTTATATTCAAACCAGCCGAATATACCAGTGTCAAACTCTGGCTTTGGTTGCTTTACAAACCCAGACCCACGAGCGACAAGCAAGCGGTACGGGATATGGAGTAGCGGATTTTCTGAAGATTGAGCGAGTTGTTTCGCAATGTCTTCTAGTATTTTATACATAATTTCTAACTAATAATTAGCAGATAAAGGGGAGTTTTAGGCACTCCCGAGCCGTTACTTGCAGATGACTTCATTGAGCCACCGACAGGTGAAACACACAAGGACAGCCTTATTCTTGGCGACCCAGTGCGTGTAGGGGATAGCGTTGCAGTGTGGGCAATGGATTTTCCGATTGTCCACTTCTTCGTAGCTGGCGTTCATTTCTGTTCGCCGTGGTAGGTCTTGCAGTCCACGCAGGGCTTCAAAACCGTGCTTGCGGAGTCGTACGGCGGACACGTTCCTTGTACGGCTTCACACGTCGGGCAAATGACGATACACATTTGTACATCTCCCAGAGTTTAACAACACAAGTGAGCATCGCAATCGCTAGTAACAGACCAGCGAGAGCCAGATTGATGATAATCTTGTCCTTTAGTGGGATGTTCATTGTTTGAACCTCCGTACCTTAGGTGGCAAGTTGTGCCGTGCCTTAGGCTTGCAGGTTACTTCGTCATACTTGAACGTGCCGATAGGAATCCGACCAGAGAATCCTCGGTCTATCTTCTCTGGGCTGACTTGCGGTAAGCCTTGAGGCGTGAACTCGAGGTCTTCTTGGGCTTGGCACTCCCTGCATGTGCCGATGTGGATTTCTTCCTTCCTCGTGGACTTGGCGACGATGTCTTCTTCGCAACGGTAGCATATGCATGACATGGCAATACCCTCTCGTTGATGATTTCCTGGCACACCTCACGGACAAGTTGTTGCACTGCTTCACTGCCATAGGTAGCGACGCAACGCTGACGCTCAGCAATGTGTTCTTTGGTGATTGCGTGCTTCTCGTCTCGCTCATAGGCGAGCATAAGCTGACGTAGCTTTTCCATGACTATCTCCTAGTTGTAATGTGCTATCTAACCTCCCCACCACTCCTCCTTTGAGGGGAATGGTCGAGAGATTAAGACCCTCTAATGAAATGCACAATCTGCCATATAACCCCAAAGATAACACCTATAGGGATAAGGAAACCTGCTACAAAACTTGCCCCTATCTTTGTGCTTTTGAGCCATGCAATGCCTGTGTTTACTGGTTTTAGTTCTTCAAGTGCTAAGTTGACATTGTTCTTCCACTTAATGTCTTCATTGACGTACCCATCAAACTTCCTGTGTAGGTCGATTATTTTTCCGTTAACAGTTGATTCAATGGTCTGTTTTACCACCTCGATTAATTTGGTCTGGTCTCTCCTCTCCATGTCTATTTTTGTTTACCCGATGTTGTCGCCTGTGCTGGGACGTTCGGTTGCTCTGTTCGAGCAGGTGAATTAGTTGGTGGTTTCGGTCGCTGTGGCTGGGTTAGCGTTCTCCTGATTGCTCTGGGCATTCTTTTGTGCGTTATTAATAAATGCAATGATTTGTGAGATATAAGCACTTTGGGTGTTATCCAGTGTCTCATTAGCAGATAGACGATCATTAATGGCAATTTGAGCCTGTAGCTGGCTAATAAGAGCTGTCTGGTAGGCAACAACTGCCACGATAACTGCTACCACGATATACGTTCCGTACTGACTAACGATTTGTTTTACTTTTTCCATATTATTTACTTTCTTTTAGTAATTTAATTTCTGCCTTGAGCATATCGATTTCTTGTTGCTGACTATCGTTCCAAGCGTGTTGCATTTGTAGCCATGAGAACATTTCCTTGATAGCGTTTACAATTGCTCCAATAATTCCTCTATCATTTACATCTTGTAACTCTCCATCTTCATTATACCGCCCGAAGTTAGGGTTTACCAAACTTACATCTTCGGCGATAAACCCAGTGTCAGGGTCAAGAGCGTCGTATTGGTCAGTTTCAGAGAGTGTGCCGTCTGCATTACGTTTCCAGTCGTATGTTTTAGGGGTGAGCTTCAAGATGTCTGCAAGACCAGAAGTAAACTCTTCTTGATTAGTCTTATACTTACCAAGTGATGAACAATCTCCATAGAGAGAGCCTCCACTTCCATCCCAACAGAGAGGGTCAGAGCCAACCGCGGTGTTGGTGAGGACGTAAAAAGTACCGCCAACTGTTAGTTTCGCTTCGGTGGGCGTAGTGTCTTCGATTCCCACATTGCTACCGTTAATTGTCATCGCCTGGTTATTACCATTCCAAAAACTATGTGTACCACTAGTTCCACTATTTAGACCTGATTGATAGTTTATTGTGTAACTACTTGAGTGGTAAATCTTAGCTCGATCAGATGCCCCAAGAAACAGAATCTTATCCGCATCAGAGTTAGCAAATCCTAAAGTATTAACTATATTAGCTGTGTCAGCCAGCAAATCTCCATCTAAAGCCATATCCCCAGTCACCGATAAAGTCCTCCAAGGAGTAGAGGTGGCGATACCAATTCTGTTTGTACTGGCATCTAAGAAAAACATATGAGTGCCCGTATCACTTTCCATCCTAATATCAGCGTTAGCACCTAATTCGTTGAACACCATGTTTCCACTACTGTCTATTGCCAAGCGTTCAGTGACAGGTGTCGCTGCCCCAGTGTAGAATTTCAACGCACTAGCCGCTGTTTGTAGAATATCTCCCGTATCTTCATATTTAATAGTTGCTCTGTCTGTAGTAGTTTGTGAGAAAACTAATTCTGGCTCACCCGTGGCTGAGTCAGAACCCAATTCTAGGTTTGGTTCAGTGTCACCATCACCATCAAGACGAGTGATTTCTAAACTAGCGTCTGGTGTTGTGTTATTGATACCAACTCTCGCATAACCACACCCAAAACCACAACCCTCTATGTCCCAAGTCATTGTATTAACACCAGCTATGCCCCCGTAGTACATCTCCATATACCCTTTAGCTGTCCCGTCATTGACGTTTCTTAGAGAGTAGTTTGGAAAACCTGCTAAAGGTGTTGATGATGAGTTGTGGAATTCAATAGCTGCATTGCTCCAATTTGGAGAAGTAGAGTTAATAATTAAAGTAGTATCACCAGTTGATGATGAGACATTCAACTTTCCTAGCCCAGTAGTTGCCCCGATTGAAACACTGTCAGAAGCAGTGGTAAGTCTCACAAACGCCCCATCATCAGTCCAGCCACCACCTGCACCGCCAGCGATTGTGTTACAACCAAAGGCGTTTGTGGTTATGTCGTAAGTCATTGCACTATCGGCTGCGTCACAATCGGTAAGAGCCTTAGTTTGCCATGTTGTGCCGTTTCCTACCATTAAATTGTCATCAGCAGAAGCGGTGAGGTTAGTACCACCATTGGCAACTGGAAGTGTGCCTGAAACGTGAGTTGTGAGTCCGATTTTCCCCCATGCTGGAGCAGTCGATACACCGCCCGAAATAAGAGCATTACCCGTCGCTACACCAGCGAGCTTTGAAAGCACGTTTGAAGCAGAGCCGTAGAGCAAATCACCAGTAGTAATTGTTGACTGCCCTGTTCCTCCATTGGTTTCGTCAAGAACTCCAGTTACCGCCGCCGATTGAGCGAGGTTTACTGCCCCGAAAGCGACAGATGTGCCTGAACGTCGCATTACCTGATGATCAGAGCCAGCAGCGATTGAAGCGTTGTCTGCGGTGGCATTACCTGTTACACCAAGCACCGAAAGAGCTGAGCCTTGGGTTAAGTTGGCAAATGGCAAGTCTCCAGTAACTCCAGTTGAAAGCGGTAGTCCAGTAGCGTTAGTAAGTGTAAGTGCAGAAGGAACACCAAGGTCTGGGGTAGTGAGCGCGGGTGAATTTGCAAATACCAATGCACCAGAGCCAGTATCATCGGTAACTGCGGTATCAAGATTTACACTCGAAGGAGTAGCAAGGAAAGTTGCTACATTAAGCCCAAGTCCTGATACTTGCCCGATTGGCAGTGATAGTCCAGCCAAGGTAGTGATATTTGGAAGCGAAGTAGTCGCAGCAAGTCGTGCGTCAAATAAAGTGTTTGACCAATACTTATTAGTCGAGCCTTCAGTTAAGGCGTCAGTAGTGGTAGCTGAGAAGAAGTCATAAAAAGGTACGCCAAATCCTGTAAGTTGTGTCGCTGGCAATGACAACCCAGCCAGTGTTGTGATGTTAGGAAGTGAAGTAGTGGCTGCAAGACGAACATCAAAACGCTCAGGAGTCCAATAGAGATTTGAGCCTTCTAATAAATCAGTTGTTGATTTGGTAGTAAGCCAATAATCAGCAGAGGTAGTTGAATAACCACTGCTAGTACCACCACCGATGCACACTCCACCGACAGCGTAACAACCAGTGGAAATATTAAACCCATTTGAAGCAGTTGTTGTTCCCAATAAGAGATTCAAGCTACCTCCATCATAAGTTAATACTCCTGTAGAAGTAGCATACTCCATAGCAAACTGAGAACTAACATCGTCAGATATGAAGCCAAAACGAGGGTTTTCATTAAGTGTTGGGTCTTCTTTCACGAGCCAATTATTTATCAGCAGCCCAACATTCCCAGCATCAGTAACAGATTTAATTTGTGGGATTTTTAATCCTGCATAATCAAAACCTCCAAACTCAAAATAGTCAGTCGCAGCACCAATCGTCGTCGTCGCAAAGTTAGTCCCCTGTACTGTCAGTGAAGATGAAGCATAAATAGCATCCTTGAACCATACAGGGATAGTTGAACTTGGAGTAAGTACATCTACGCCAAAGTTGGTGTCGTATGTCCAGTCATTAGAGCCACCACCTCCTGATGTAACCTCTGCTTGGAGTTGGGTTTCAATTTCAATACCAAGATTAGCAAATCGAATATCATTTGTTCCATTACCGCCGTAAGCGACGAACCGAAGTTGAACATCTCCCTTTGCACTGTCATTGATGTCTACCCAGTCGCCAATAACGAGGGTGTTGAGTTCTCCTGTAACAGATACGTCGAGTTCGCCAGTGCCAGTAGCAGGAGATACTGTGCCTGACTGTAGGTTGTACCATGTTGTGCCATCAAGTGAATACTGAACATCAACAGTTGTGCCAGCGATAGGTGTGTTTACTGCACTTGTGGTAGTTGCTACTGCTGACTGGATACGATATTTGTTCGCTTTAGCGAGGTTAGCACGCTTATTGTAAGTAGCTGATGAGAAGTTAATGTAGTTGCCACCTGATTTAGCTAGTGGGATATTTGACCACTGTAGGTAAGTACCACCAACAGACCAAGGGATTGCTTGGGTGGTGGTAGCGTTTGGGTTATCAGTGGTAGCGTAGACGCTAAATGCCGTTGTAAGGTCTCTAAATGATACATTAGTCCCAGTACCACCTACCGACACATATCGCAGGTATACGTCATTTCTAGCCCCCTCAACCAGTGTTCCATAAGGACAAGGAGTAGACGCTGTGCCAACAAGAGTACAAGTATCAACTGCCCCAGAGCTAGCATCAAACCAGTTTGTGCGGTCGTAGGAGTATTGGAGTTTGATTGAGGTGCCAGCAGGTCCAGCAGTACCCATTGCTCGGACAGTCTGGAAGCGGTAGGCGTTGGTCAAATCCATACGCTTGTAGTAGGTAGCAGAGTTGAACAGCACATCTCCAGCATCCATTGATGACCAGGTAGCCTGTAGGGTAGTCCACACAAGGCGATTAGTGTTTGCAAAAGTTGAAGTTGAGAAGTTCTCAGTACCAGAGCCACCGACAATCCCCAGAGATGAGGTTGCCATGAGGTCATAGCCTGTGCCGTTTCCTACCAGCACTTCGCCATATTCAGGGACATCAGAAATGCCTGTACCACCATTAGTCACACCAAGAATACCAGAAATAAGGCTTCCAGCGAGGTCAATAGCTCCGTCTTTGATAGCTAGACCAAGAGATGTACGTTCAATGGTTGTGTTGTCTACCAAGACACGAAGCCCGTCGCCGACAATTTCTAAGCCAGGATTGCTTGCTGATAAGATAAGACTGATAACATCACTGATGATTGAGATGGCACTAGAGCCTGTATACTCACGCTGTTTGTTTGATTGGTCAAAGGTAATATCGGTAGTGCCGACTGTAATCGTCGTGTTGTTGTTCATTGTCCACCAAGTATTGGCATGCTCATCACCCTCTAAGATATTGAAATAAGACCCTGCGACGATTTCTGCTGATGTGTCGTATTCAGTGATACGGGTAAGAATAAGCGGATTAGAGCCGTCTCCTTTTTGGGTTACGTTATAAGCACCATTGGTCGAGGTGGCAGATTGACCAGCAACCAAAAGCATTTCACCAACATTGAGGTCTACCCCATCATAAATAGGCAATGCTCCATTAGAATTTCCTGTGAGCGTCGCACCGACACCAGATGAGCCGTTGTTGTAGGTTACTGCTGGGAGTGAAGTGGTAGCTACCGCACGAACCGCTGATACAAATCGAGCACCTGTTGTAAAGTACGCTTGCATTGCTTCGAGAGATACTGCGTGCTGTGGGTCAGTTGGCGTTACTTGTGGGAGAAGTGGGATGTTTGGAAAGGTTACGATACCATCACCGTCAATGTTGAAAATTGAATCCCCATTGTTTGTAGTGATAGAACCACCAACCTGCAAATCTCCCTCGAATAGTCCCCTACCAGTTGTTGGGTCAATAGGTAATATTTCTAAAGCCTCAATGGTAACTTCAACATCAGGGTTTGCCGTAAAGATAATATTAGTCGAATCAACCGCAGTGATATAGTCGGTGAATGTTCCGTCGGTAATAGTTCCACCCTTTCCACCTAATGTATAAGTAGGCACGCCAGTAGTAGAAGTAGCCGTAATAGTTACTTTGTATTTAGTTCCTGGAGTGATAGTGAGTGCTGGGTCTGCAGCGATTGTGCTGGTTGTTACGCCAGCTACCTTCACGAGTCCGTCAGAAACAGACCAATCTGTGCCAGCGTTCCATAGAGTAGACGAGGCAACATCTGGGGCAATATCGGCTTCGTAGTTTGCAAAGAAAGTTGTTCTGTCGTCTTGGACACGAACACGAAGATTATCCAGCGTATCTCCACCAGTAGTGAAATCAATGTGCTTATCAGGTGAAAACGTAGAAATAATAAGGTTTGCACTGTTTATTCCGATTGCTGCAGCACTCGCACCAACTAAATCTCCGCCGTCCCAGTTGCTACCAGTAAAGGACACTTCAATATACTTTCCTGTATCAATCTCTCCGTCGTCATCGTTTCCATAGGCAATAAGAGATGAAACGCCGTCTGGTGATAGGTTTTGAATAGCAATAGCAGAGTAGTCATCAATATCAGATACAACAAGTAAAGGCTCGTTAGGATTGCCTGTGTAGATAGGGGCTTCTTGACCAACTCGTAGTTGCCCCACAGCATCATCCCACACAAAAGCCGTAGATGAAGCCACAAATCCACCAGCTCCGTCAGAGTATTGGATAGCACCAGCGTCGCCGTCTGCGTTTCCGCCTCCTGATGTCCATTCAGTGATACATACGCCACCAAGACATAGTTCATCAAACCAACCAGTAGCCCAAGTGAGAAGCGACGAGCCGAGATTATAGACAGAAGTGAGTTCAGGCACAATAGTTCGCATAGGTGTCACTGACGGAGCACCTTCAGCCTTAGACACAACAAAAAATACTGACAATAAAACTGTCATTACAACACCGATAATCCCGAGTTTTTTTAGTATTTTTTTCATATTACGCTTGGATGTAGATTATATAGAGCGTTTGTCCTGTCTCTGGAGCTGATACTTCGTCTGTAAGTGTGAGCACTGTGCCATCAACTGTCCAATCAACAAGTGGTCTGTATGTAATAGGGAACTGCGATGATTTCACTTCAAGTACCTGATAATGACCTGGAATGTTGAATGATTTTGTCGTTCCATCAGTCTGGTCTGTTAAGTCGTAATAAGCTATAAGGTTTTGACGTGACATAGCAACAGTATTTGGTTGACCAGAACTTGAGCCGATACTTTTTTCAATCTTTCTCAATAGTTCCTTGAGTCCTTTGATTGCCGAAATATCTAGTCGCTCATCGCCGTTGAGAAGCTCAAGCGCGTCCCTGATGCGCTCACCCAGTTTCGGGATTTCGTTGCTGATGTCCTCAATGGTTGGAATTGAGTCTTTGATCTTTTCACTCACAATATCTGCGGCGACCTTTGCTACCTCCTGAGCGCTTGGGACTGGTACATTTTGTACGGGCTTTTTGTCCTCCAATTTTGGAATCAGTGGCTTGATTAGTTCGGTGATTTCTTTAGCTGTTGGAGTCCTTCCGTTTTCAACTTTCGGGATGAGTGGAGTGATCAAGCTGATTAACTTTTTGTCGTCAGGAGAGTCGCCCTTGTCACCCTTTACGCGTGCCATAATCTCAGTCACTTTTGGCAATTCTTTGTCTAATTTTAGCTCAATTTCCTCTAGTAATTCGAGAATCCCAACTAGCCCTTTCGCCTTGATGAGCTGTAGTCTTTTGAATTTCTTTTGTTGTTCTGTGGATAACTCCATTTGACTTTTAGTAGGCTTAGTTGTATATCTTACTTATTACTCTTAATCGTATTTTATGAACAAGTTATTCGTTCGGATCGCAGTGGTTGCTTGTCTGTTAGCTGTTACGTCTGGCGTAACTTATGCTGCCGTCAGAGTTCGCATGGTCGTCAGCTATCCATTAGATACCATCAAGGTCGGTGCTAGATCATATTCGGTTCATGCCATTGATGGTCGAACCAAGAATGCTTCCACTACCTGCTTCGCAATCGTTTCCGATTTGGGAGGCGCTGCCGCGATTGATTGTGTGAATGATGTTCTCATAGATCAGTCAGTCTTCTTGAAATAAATTATTTCTTGATTTTAGTGAGCGACTCGATAAACTCTTGTTTGCCTTTCGCTTCCAAAGCCCTGTTGATTACTTTCAAGTTTTCTTCGAGGGCTTTTTCAATATCTAGAGCATTCATTACTTTGTACCCGACGCCTCTTGGAAGTATTCCGCCAACTACCCCTCGGATCACTCCTCCAGTAGCTATGTCTGCTGTCTTTGCGACAATATAGCCAAACTTCTCAAGCAGTTTTCGTTCTTTGATTTTTTGCTGTAGCTTGTTAAGCGCCTCTACTTGTTTCTGAACGAGTCGTTTTGTGTTGTACGTCGCGCTGATAACCTCATCAGCCAATTTTGCCTCCTCACCACCAATACCCTTACGCGCGACAGTTTTGAGTCCCTTGCGAACATTCTCATATCGTTGAGCGTTAATGCTTGTGAGTGCGTCACCATTTTTACCAAACGCCTTACTACCAAATTCTGTATTATAAATACGAGAGATTTCATTGACCTCTTGGCGTGACAGTCCATTATTTCGAGCTTCGACAATTAATTCATCAATATTCGCCTTCTTCACTGGATCAGCAATTGTCTCATAAAGTTCAGACAGATTCTTGAGAGCTTCTTCGACATAGTTGATTGAAACATCAATGCCTGTTTTTGTCTTTGCAGTAGTAGCGAGATCGGATAATTTATAGACACCAGTGTCCTTCATCAATTCTTGATCAACAACCTCAGCGAGTTTCGGGATGTTTTCGTCTAACTTCCCGAGCAATTCCGATGATGATTTTACATTTTTTATATCAATTGACGATATAGCCTTGACAGCATCTTTGAAATCTGTTGTTTCACCTTGAACAACTTGCTTGATAGCGGCTTCAGGAGTAATTGCTGGAGCAACAGCATTTTTTGCCCGATTAGCCATTCTCGCAGCGTCGTCGGCTGTGTTTTTGGCAACAGTGCCAACAGCGTCAGCGCCTTCAATAACTGCTCGTTCGGCTACTTTTGCAACCCTACCACCAATGCCAGCACCAGCGACATCAAGCGCGAGTGACGCCACGCCAACCAAACCTTCCAAATCTCTTGCCAATTCTGGATTTTCCTGTTGTGGTCTTTCATATGCTGCAAGCCCAGACTGCACGAGTGGGTTTTCAATCACTGGAGTAATAACTGCGGTTGCTGTGTTTTTCGCAAGCTGCTCTTGGGCTGGATCGAGAGCAATCTTAATCCCACCAGTAGTGAGATCGCCAATGGCTTTTGATGCAGTTCCAGCGCCAGCGCCGAATGTCTGTAGTAATGATCGAACCTTGCCTTGATTTCCCTGTTCTTGAGCTTTGTTAATTTCCTGAACCTTATCAGCACCACCAAGAAAAGTGTCCATGAGACTCTTTCCAGTTTGCTTCAAGTCATTGAATTTCTCTACAAGACCAGATGGCTTCAGGAGACTACCAAGACCAAGACCGAATTGGCTTTTTACAGCCATATCAGCCGCTTGAGTGACAATGCCTGGAGCTTTTTGAGCTTGCTGAACAGGAGCAGGTGTCGATTGCTTTGTCATGCGATACTTGGAAATAGCAGATGAAATTTCATCCGCGCTCTTTCCCTGTGCTTTGCCGTATTCAGCGATTTGGATTTCTTCTGGTGATAATGCCATATTTTTTAGTAGAAGTTTGCTGGATTAAACGTGCTCGAGGTTGTAGCTCCAGACGTGCCACCGATAATGTTTCTGATTTGATCCATATCGTTTTTATCAAGCGTACCAACCTTTGGACTGAACAATGTCTTGTAATTATCTCTGCCGATTACTGTCCCGATTACTGATTCATTGTTTTGGTTGAATGTGGTGATGAGTGAGTCGATCAGTGCTGTATTAAGCGCTGTCACCTTGCCAATGCTTGGAAATAGTTTGTTGTACTGCGCCGCTTCAGATTCAGTGAATGCCGCGCCCGATACAGCGTTACGATACGAAATCATGCTCATTGCGATCTTGTTCCCAAGTGCTGCCAACTCTGGATTGCTTGTATTACCAACCTTTTGTTGGATGCTTTCAATCGTTCCAGTGAATACGTTTGTGCTTCCACCCTTTGCGGTGTAATCACTCAACAAAGACTGAATGTTCTGTAGTTGGTCAATAGCCTGAATACGTCCGAATGCTTTGTTTTGCTGTTCTGCTGGAAGCGCGGAAACAACTGATGACTGCAATGTTTGCTTTGCGCCTTCAATGTTGCCAGCAGCCAATTGAGCTTCTACAGCGCGACGAGTAGCCTGTGCGCGAGCTTCTGGAAGGTATGATGCAATTGTCCCGACAGCGCTGCGAATGCTTGTAACATCTGCATTCTGACCATTCGCGAATGGTGCTGGCTGTGTTGCGCGATGCTTCGCGAGCCACGACCCGACTGCATTGACGCCTTCTTGCAATGTTTTATATCCTGCGACTCCGTTTGTGCCGTAGCGATCAAATTGTCCGATATTGCCAGGGTTGTTGTTTCGAGCACCAAGACCCTTTGTTCCGAGTGAGCTATCTTGCTCCATCATAGCAACAAGCATTTCCCATGAAACCTTTGTTTCTGCTGATGCATTTGCAATCATCTGACCAGTAATAGGGCTGCTTGGATATTTTGATTTGATGTATTTGTCCACGTCCTCAACAGTCTTGAACTGACCAATGCCAGACAGAATGTTGGCAACCTTTTCTTCGTGTTGTGGATCAGTCGCATATGATGAGATGTTGAACCCACCAACAACGCCTTTGCTTGGATTTGTAGTGTTATTGATTGAAACGAATGACTTTGTAGCTGGATCATAATAGCCTTTGACATCATCGCCAGTGATTGGGTCTTTGCCGATAGTGACAACATCAGGCGTCCCAGATGATCCGAAGTTTCTGATGGTGTTTCCAGTGGTTGTGTCGATCAAAAGGCTGTTACCACCAGCAGTGACGATCTGAGTGTTTGGAGTTGCCAAGTAATTGCCTGCGGCAGCGATCTTTTCAGGGATTGTAGATGCTTTGCTGATTGCCGAAATAATACCAGCAGGGGCGTTCCGCTTTGCAGCCTCAAGCATAATGTTGTTTCCAGTGTCGAGAACCTTTTGAGTGTAGTCATATTCGCGTTTGTTCTTCTCAATGAGAACTTGCATTGCATTCTGTTGAGCTGTAGATAGCTTCGCCTGATTAGCATTGAAGAAGGTAGTCTGGAACTGAATCTTTGTCTCCAATGGCTCTAGTAATAATTTTACCTTCCTGTCGGCAGTTGCTTGAGCGGCAGTGTAGTTACGATTCGCGACATCATAGCCGATTGAAAGATCAGCCTGCTCACTTGCAAACTCTCGGTTGGTTCGTTGAATCTCCTGTTGCAATGCGCCACCAAAAAGACCTTGCTTGTTTTGCTCAAGTTCCTTGATCGCCTTCTGTTGCGCGCGCTGACTAGCCTGAAGTGCTGTGAATGCTTCGTTTGACTGCTTCGAGAGTTCATCGACCTGCAATTCTTTTTCAATATCTACTTGTGATTTCTGAACATTGAGGTACTCTTTTTCGTAGGATTTCAGGGCATTCTCTGATTCTGTCGCCGCCAATTCAGCCTTCCTTAGATTATCTGCTGTGATCTTCTCAAGAGTCGATTCCGTTTGTCCGTAGATCGAATTTGCAGTGTTTGAAGTCGGAACTGTTGGCACTGTGACAGGTGAAGTTGGCGCAAGAGACTCTGGAGTAATTGCGCTTTGGGTTGACTTCGCCTTGATACGAGCTTCGCGCGCAGCCTGTCCCATTACGTCCTGCTGGTATACTGCTTCGTTTTGAGCGCCGATGTCTCCTACTTGTCCTGTGATTGGGTTTTTTGCTGTTGCCATATTATATGTCTAATCCGTAAGGGTCATTTATGAGTTGATTCTTTTCAAGCGTCGTTCCGCTACCTCGAAGCTCAACTTTCACTTTGTGCCAGTTGGATTGAGTCCCCACCGCCGTTTCCTTGTATTTCTTGTCGTCATTTGTGATTACTCCTACAGTGTCCCAGTTATCAATTAGCACATCACATCGACGACCAGAGCCAGCCCCAAGCACTTCTTCTTCAAGAGTCACAGAGTATAATCCTGATTCATAAGTGATTCCAGTGATCCGAACCAGAGTTCCAGCACCAGCGCCAGCAATTACTTCGCACTCAAGCTCAATTCCGTCATCAAGGGCATTTTTGGCGTCTGACAAGTCTGCTCCTGTGTAAAATTCGTCTGGAGATGTCCAAAAGCACTGATTCTTTGTTGATGATCGTGCTTGAGGTGTTGAGATTGGCAGCCCGAGTAATTCTTTGCTTTTTGTCTTGACAATGAGCTTGTCGTCGTCCCCAAGTGGTCTGAAAGATGTGTAAATCTTTTGGAGAGTGTCTTCGATTGCTGATGAAGGGATTTTAGGACTGACAGATACGCCTCGATTCTCAAATCCGCTAACTGTGAGACAGATAGTTTCATATTCACTTGATGACTCGTAGTCGTTCATCTCAGAACTGAAGATGATGTGATCGGCTACTTGATTTGACCCACCAATGAAACCAATTGCGCCTGTGTTGTTTTGATAGGATTGACCGAAATCATACTGTTCGAGTGCCAAAAAGTAATTATTGGTATCACCTTGGCTTGTGAGATCAATTGCAGTGCCGTCAATTGCCTCTTGGCGCGTGTTTGCGAGCGAAAAGGTAGTTGAACTCAACTTGATGCAATAATACACTATAGGGGACATTATCCCACCAATTAGATTACCTTGATTAAGATACTTTACTGGACTACCTGTGCTTGGAATAGTTCCAGCAGTCTTTGTCATTACATTCGTTGTAGTGTTTATATTTGCCTGTGTAACAGTAAGAACGCTAGCTGGAGAGATTGAAGGTGAATAGCGATGAGTCAATCCGATAGTCGGTTCGTAGCACCAGATTCCACCAGGATTGTTTTGTAGATATTGCTCGAACTTGTTTCCATATGCACCCAAAAACCCATTGATATTCATATAAATACGGCTACCGCTCACAACCATACTGTCCCCATAGTTATCCCTGCTTGTTGATAAGTCACCCCAACTGATCCCCTTTGCGTAGAAAGGAAGTTTTGATAAATCAGAGAAACCACCGCCAGTGTAGCCGATGAGTTCTCCTGCGCGTGTTAAGAGCGCCCAAGTACCCTTGTAAGCGCAAAATGCGATTGTTTTGTCAGAGTTTACAGGTACACCAGCGCCAGCCTCGGTAGTTGATCCGTCCCATGTGAAGAAATACGCGTCTTGATTCTGCCCTGGCACTGTGTCTGAAAGATTGGCAATAATGCCCATCTGGTAGTTTGAATATGCAAGACCAATGACTTCAAAGTCGGCTGGCAATACGAGCGTCTTGTCGAGGGTAAATGTGCCACCAGATTCAGAATACATCTTGACTGTGTTGCCGTCACCAAAACAAATGCGATCCTTATTACGGAATACTTCGATTGGATGAGCTACGTCTGCTGTCAGATTTCCTCGGTCTGTGTATGTCCCAGAAGTTGGGTCTTTGCTGAAGAAATCATTTGCATCAGTGACGATCCACAAGTTATGAAACCAACGACCAGCAGAGTCAAATGTGAATTGTGGTGATCCAGTCTCGGTATCAGATACAACACTGAGACTAGTGCTAGAAAGTGTGATAATAAGTGGCTTGTCTGAAGTGACCGCGTAGAATGTCAAAGTTCCACCGCTAAAACCACTTCTTCCAAAAGACATAACAGTTCCGACATTGTTATCAGTCTTTTCAGAAGCGATTGATACTGCGCGTGATGACAATTTCAAATAACCAGCCTCATCAAGAGAGATGTTGCGCGTGTACCAAAGACTGCCGAACAAGTCAGAGTTGTTTGGTTGCGTGTATGCTAGATTCTCACCTGGAATTTGGATCATTATAGATAATATGGCATGTTTACAATTACTCCTGTCTCGATCTTGACCTTCACATAGCCGTCAGGTATTCCGAGAACATTGTATGTGAGCAATGAACTGGTATCGACTGCTACGTTCTCTGAATTTGCAGACTTTGACGACGAAGTGATGATTGAAAGCGAACCGATCTTCAGCCTGTCTCGAAATGCTTGTTCGACATTATATGGAATCGAATTAGCCATTGTCAGCGATTGGACTGTTGCTTTTAGCGTGTCTAATTCTTGTCGCTCTTGTAGTGTCATCATGATTTTGGCGTGTTAGCGAACTCAGATGGGGTTGGCGCGCTCTTATCGTCGTTGAACCAGTCAGGATCAGGAGTATTCAAAGTGCCAGTATTACCATTGAGAACAATTGATCCTGTAGAGCCTGTCACATTTGCACTTCCTGTTACTGTTCCAGAATTTCCGTTAAGTACGGCAGAGCCAGTTGACCCTGTTACTGTTACATCTAATTGAGGCTGTATAGCGACAATAACTCCAAATGCTCTGCTATTTGTACTCAAAGTACATGAAGAATCTCCCGTAGCTGTCACTGCTGTACGAGATGCATACGCTATGGCGTGAGTGACATAGTTTGCTCCACTATTGAATGCACTGTCAGATAATTCTGTCCAACTAGGGTTGTCTGTTGTTATTGCCTGTGCTGATATAGAGCCATTCATGCCAGCCGCGACGTAGAAGAGAATCAATGAATCTGCCCCTGCTGGTGTTACTGTGTTTCCAAATACTTTTGAGGTATCTGAATCTGTGTCTACTGAGTCATCATGGACTAACCCAACAGTAGAGCCTCCAGTGACTCTGATTAAGTGTGCTCTTCCAACACTTGAGAAGCCATCACTTGAACTTGCGACTAGATACCCGTTACTAATGTCAGTAGAATCGAGCACTTTATAGCCAGAATAAGCAAAACGATTACTACCACTATCGAAAGAAACTTTGACGTCCATCATTGTCAGTCCAGTGAAGTCATATTCCTCACTCGAGTTCCCGTAAAATGACGAAAACACAAAAACAATGTCTCCGACAGCAGAGCCACTTGGCAAAGTCATGTTTGTAACCCCAACCGAGTTGAGACTTACGTCGAGCGTTGATGTTGCGTATGCTACTGCCATTTCTTAGTTTACATTAATGAGTCCTTCTGCTGCGATTGCGTATGTGAATGTACCTACTGTCGAAATCTTGTCTGATCCAAAGTCGTCGTAACAAATGAGCTTTGATGTGCTTGGTGTGCCTGTGTCCTTGTAGAAAACAGCATATCGAGCGGTAATTGTTGCGCCTGTTACTGAGATGTCATCGCAGTCAAATACTCCTTCGTTGTCAGTGTTGTCCTTGGTGACAGCTTTGTTTGTGAGTGTCACGCCACCTTCTGCATATGTTCCAGAAGGAGTGACTTCATTTGCTGAAACATCGTCCCAGAAATCATCGTTGTCCTGACTTGGAGTGTATGCTGAAGTGAGGAACGCACACTTGATAGTGTCTGACGCGAGATTGATAGCCGCGTTGAGCGCATCGACCTTATATGAGTTGTAAAATGTGATTGACATAGTTATTTTGTGTCTTCAATTGCTGGTATTAGTCTATTTGGTACGTCTTTTTGTCTCAATCCATAGTGCTTTCTCATTGCGTCTTCCAAAAGTAGTTTTCGCTGTGCCAATGAGCTTGCAACTTTGAGTGTCTTGCGTAGTGCGTGTCGAAGTGCTGGCGATACGATGTAGTATTCATGGAATAACCCAGCAATACCAGGCTTCTTTGTTGAGTCGCCTATTGTAAAGTATGAACCCTCACGATTAATGAAAATCTTGACCCCTCGTTTGCCTTCTTGAGCAAGGCGCATATTATAGTTTGGGATAAGATTGAAGATAATGCCATTGCCAGTCTTGTCGTATGCTGAAGGCGTACCAACAGCGTTGCGACCATCAACGAATGACGAAGTGTCACTGTTGACGTTGTTTGGTGTTTGCTGATCTCGTGGCAGAATATCAACAAAAGTTCCGTCTGGATTGGCTACCATTACTCGATAAATATCAAGTATTATGTTGCCCTGTTCATCAGTCGTGAAGGTATAATCACGCTTTCCTGAAATCAAATCGCATGAAATGATCGGATAGTCGTCTGTATGATTAATGTCGTCAAATTGCCATGAACCCCCTGCCTCGAAAATCAAGGCAAGGGCGTCGTCATGGGTCAAGTTTACTTCAGATGTCCAATCTTTGAGTCGGGCAGTGTTGCCTGTTATGTACCCAAATTCAAACCCAAGTTCTCTTTCGATCCTTTGAAGGATTCCGTTTCGATTGTCTGTGTCTGAAAATGGAATTGACATATGTTACTCAGTTATTGAAGCTCCTACGCTGTAAGTAATTGAATCTGTGTCTGCGTGTTCTAATCGCACACGAACTGTCTGTGGCAAGCACTCACTACCTGCAAGGTTAGTCGCAGCAGTTGTTCCTTGTCCTACTTTATAGACATTTGTGCTGATGCCAGTAATGGCAGCGCCAGTCAAAATATCGTAGTATTTGCCACTGGTCAAATCTTTCCCTTGAATCTTCACAACCACGCTTGGTGTGGCAGCAGACGCCGTAGCGTCTACAACCACAGTAATTGCGGAAGCGTTTTCAATATCAGATGAATTGACTGTTGCAGTGCGTGCTGCGCTCTCGAACAGTGTGATATTGCTTTTCATGTGCGTTGGTTAGATTTGTGTCCAAGTTGCCTGACAAGCTCCTGAAGGGCTGAATGTGCCTGTACCACCTGCCATCTGTACGATCATGTACTGGTTAGGTGAAAACACGAAAGCATCAAGTGACGTAGATGCCACAACAGTTGCTTGCGCGTTCGCTGCTACATTCGCACCTGCCAAGAATGTGCTTGAAACGTCGTAAGGTACGTTTGACTTCGCGATCTTTACTGAAGATGCAGTAGTAGATGAGATTGCCAAACGAATACCACTTCCGAGATCAAGCGTACTGGTTGCTGATGGCGCTTGGAGCGCACATACAGTAGTAGTAGCCTGAGTCAAACTGTCCGTCTTTGAACCCCATTTCTTTACGTCGCCGTAGGAGAAATAAGGGCTGTTAATGTCGGGACTAGAGATACCAACGACCTTGCCTGTCTCGTCCTTGATTTCAATGCCTTTTGGGGCTTGAACAGTGTTTACGAGAACTACAACGCCGATGAGTACAGCTAAGATTGTCGCGACCATTAAAACCTTTGTGATGATTTTTTCCATACGTTAGTTTTCTATGGTTTTATTCTTGAACGTCAATTTTGCGTCTTCGCCGTTATTGCCACGATACAAGTTGATTGCCTTTGGATTCTTGCCAATCTCGAGTAAACGCTTCAATAATACGCCTTTCTTTTCTTCCCACTTTTCAGGATTCTTATATGCATACCCGTTAAGAGTGCGAGCATATTCAGCCTGTTCTGGATTCAACCATTCCTCGCCATCTGCTGGCTCGAGCACAAGTGGAAGCTCTTTTGGCTTGATGATTTGTGGATCGCGCACAGTAAACTCTTGAGTGCTTTTTACATCCTTTGGGGTTGTAAGTGGCTGCTCAACAGGGATGACAGGGGTATTTGCAACTGCTGGAGCTTGTCCTTCTGTTGCGATGTTTTTTCCTTTTGCCATAATTGTCTTTTTAGTTAATCATAGGAGGCTTTTTCGGCGCATAGACGACGGAAACTACGCACCGACAGAGCCTCCCATGAGAGGCTCTAACCTGAAATCAGGTTATGCGAGCGTAATGTCTACTACCAAAGTCACTTTCTGTGCCCAGAGCTTGAAACCAACAAGTCCGAAGACTACGATTTCGCGACCAGTCTTTCCAGTGACAGCCTTTTCCTCATACTGCATACCGCGTGGTGAAGCGTAGGTTGCTACGTTCTTTACACCGAATACACGATGACCAGCATTAGTTACAGTGGTTGTACCAAGTGTAGCGTCAACGAATGTTCCTGAACGTACAATGTAGATGTCTACACCCATCCAAGAGTTCATGAAGCCATTTCGCAAGGTTGCGTCTGCCATTGTGAAACCATTGGTTGCACCTGCAATCGCGAAACCTACCAAGTCAGTGTTTTCAACTACAGTGAACAAACCCTTGTATGTATCTTCATAGCCTGCAACCTTTGAAATAAGGTTAGCCATGATTGTATTGATGTTTGTTGCGGTTGTGAAACCACCAGCAGGGGTTGTGTACGCGCCAGTAGCATCTTCACAAAGATTGTTCAAGACAAACTTGTCGATACCATAGGCAACTGCGTACATCATGTTGTCGATACGAGATGAAGCGATGTCGAATACTGCGAAGAACTTTTCGTGTGCGAAAATGTGTTCCGCGTAAATAACTTCGTCAGTGACAGTCAATGCGTCATCGGTTACTGTCCAAGCGGTGACTGAGTAAGTACCTGCAACAGCTTGGATTGTAGCGGTAGGTTGTGACCCGTAAGGGTTCTGAATGCGTTTCTCATCTGTACGATCTACGTCACAGATTTTTTCGGCAACGAGGGCATTTCGGAGTACAATTTCATATTGTGACTGGAAATACTTATCTCGATTACCATAAGTGGACATTGTGTTCATCTTATGTGGGTTATTGTTAAACCCGTCGTTTTACTCCCGTTTGCCACCACGCTTTGCCCAGAATAATCTCTCGGCTTCTGGCGTACCAGCTTCAGGAATATCGCCCTTAGATGCTTTGCTCACAATTTCGTCATCGGTCACAGTTTTTGCTGGAGTCCGAGTTCCTTGAGTGTTCGTAGCTTCAGCAGTTAATCGTTCTTCTTCTCTAGATTTTAGAATTGCGCGTACTGTTGAGTCCTTGAGTGCTTCTGCAATAGATTTTCCGAGTAATTTAGCGGCTTTTTCCACTTCTTCGACATCTTCTTGCGGAACTTTTGACGATATGAGGGCATACATATCTGTCGAGCTAATGTTGCTTGAGCTTTGAGGCTCATTTTTATTCTCAACTACTGCTGGAGGGGTTTCCGTTTTTTCCTTCAGCTTTGCTTCTGCCTTCTCTGCACGAATTTTCTGGTTTTTTGCTACTTCTTTTGCTTTCGCTAGTTGCTCTTCCAGAGTATCGTCTTCGTTAGTGACTGGATCGTCACCAGTTGGCTCTAAAGTCTCCAACTCCACTACTTCTTCTGACATAGGATGTTTTTGTAGGAGCACTCCTGCTCCAAGTTACTATTAATTATACACTATTTTCACACTTCTGGCAAATTATCGAGCGCTATCTTTCAATCGCTTCTCTTTAATCTGCTTTTCAGTGTCTTCATTCATCTCAGCAATAATCTTGATAAACACGAGTTGCTGTTCAATGTGTCGAATATACTGATTTCGAGCCAATAATCTGATTCCAAGTTCTTCTTCGTAATCAATACTCAAGTCCACTGCGTCGCCTTCTGGATTCTGCAATAGCGCAATAGCCTGTTCAGTCATCTCAAGTGCGATCTTCTTGTACTGAATAGCCTGTCGAATAGCAGTTACCTGTTGTCCGAACACCATTTGTTCAGCACCGAGCCACACATCAGATACTTGACCAATAGGAGCTTGCTTGTCGAGCTGTGGAAGTAGTTTCTTTTTGAATACTTCGATTACTCCTGGAAGGTTGAAAGTAGCACGCACGATCTCACGTTCTTGCTCGCTTGTTGGAAGTCCGAACATTACTGCTCGAGCCAACTGCAACGCCTGTTCATTACCTGCAAATGTCTTCTTGATAAGCAAGTTGTCCTGCTCATTCAAATTTGATAGTTGTTCCGTCATATGTTTTAGCAATTTTTCTTCTTTTTCATTGGCTTTTTAGCCATAGAATTATATTTATGAATTAATTGTTCCAGTACCAGTGTTCGACCCGTCTATTGGACTCACTGGTTGTATTGGTTGAGGTGTTGGCGGCACTGCCTGCATTTCAATCGGAGAGATTACTCCAGTCAGATTCAGAATCTTATTCACTACGAGCTGTGCTTTTGGATTGGTTTCGTATGCTGGATTCATCATTACGTTGAGCGCGGTATTAAGCGTTGCAAGAGCTTCCTGAATGTTCTTTGCCTCGCCACCTGCGTTGTAATCAAGCTCCCACTCCAAATCCTTGAATTGCTCTCTCCAGCTCTTATTGTCAAGCTCTGAAGGCTTGAAGAAACGCTTGCTTCCAAGCTCCTGCAAGCCAGCCTGAATTCCGTTCATGTTCTCTTGAGTCATTTGTGCCTGCATTTCTGGTGTTGGCACTTGATCCTTGAGAACCATATCAATCAAGGCGTCGTTGGTGTCAGCGATAGCCTTATTCTTGATGTATTTTGCGTCTATGCGGTTGATGTCGTAGTCATCGAGTGTTGCAACAACTTCGTCAGTAGTGTCCATCTGCTTCTTGAGATATGGGATAATATACTCGCGCAACATATCTTCAATGTAGAGCTGTTTATTCTCGGTCATCAGCTCGAACAAATTGTATGATTCCTGCAACAATGCTTCAGTTTGTCTCCAAGCAGTACCAGACTTCGGAGCTGCACCCAACATAGCCTCTGAAACGCCCGTAATTTCGTTCGCAAGCGATTTCCACTGGATAGCATAGTTTTGCCATGAAGTGAGGTCATGTGACGTATTATTGACCTGTGTGAGTGGCTTATTGTCAGCATGTACCAAGATGTCACCATTTTGGATGCTTGAGATAGCATTTCGACCCAAGTAGTTCTCATCAGCAGTCTGGAAGAATAGCTTTGAAGCCATGTCCAAATGATCCTTCACAGCCTTTGCCGAATGATTCATCATCCACTGTGGAGTGAGTAGGCTTTCAACAGCACCAATTGACAATGTGCGCCCATCCTCGCGGATCAAGTGCGTGATCATGTGGGTTTTCTTCTTCTTTTTGCCTCGGTAGAGTGTGTAATCGTCGTAATCGTCATTCTTGCCCTTCTTGCCACCAGCAAAAGAGATAACCTGCATTTGCTCTTGGTAGATGTCTTTGTCACTTGGGTCATCAGTAAGTAGTGATAATGGCAAGTTTCCATGTACTTCGTAGAGCTTATAGTAGCCACTCTTATTGTCCTTGGTCTGTTTGTCGAGGGTTTTTCGTGTGGACGCGGCGGTAATCATCGCTTCAACAACCGACTGATCGTATAGGGGATTCTGGCGCAATTGAGCTTCAGTTAGTTCGAGCAACTTGATTACGACGTTGTTGTTGAATTCTACAGGGTCAACAATGAGGGTATTCCAAGGAAGCGCAGAGATAATTAATCCCTTGCTATTTTCAGTAAACTCAATAACTGCTGAGCCGTAGCGTGACAGGATTCGTCCCCAATCATTAAGAAATGCACCAAAACGTGCCTTTTTCATCCAATTTTGGAGATGGATAGTAGCAAGCATTGCATCTATTGCATCTTTGTTTTTAGTAGCGGTGACGTTGATAGAGCTTCGGTCAATGTCAGTAGCTCGATACCAGATATTTGCAACAGCAATGACGATATTGAAGAAAGGCTTGTCGCGTCCTTGAGAGTCCTTTTCCCCAGAGATGTGCTTTGAATTCAAGTATGCATCAATAATCTCAAGCGTATTATGCATTGAGTATTCAACATATTTTGAGATGACTGTATTTCCGTTGATATAATCATCTTCGTTTTTGCGAACGATCTCGCCGATTGAACTGTTCTTCCCTATGATTCCTTTAGGCATAAAAAGGCACTAGATTTATTAATCCGAGTGCCTCAGTTCTTCTGTAGGCGAATTTAAGTTGTATTAATTATAACACGTTCTGAGATAAAATACAACTATTTGACTGCGTTGATTCCAATCTCCGAACACATGATCTTCTGAGATAGTTTCACGAGAAACCTATCTGGATGCCCGTCCTTGTCTTTGGTCACGATAATTTCCTCGTAAGGCTTCAGCTCACGAAGTAGACCAATTAGATATTCCTCCTGTGGTGATAGGGTCATTTTGAGCTGTCTGCCGATTGATTATTCACATTTCTGTCCATATTGTTGAGCTGAATAGCCATAACCTCTTTGAATTTCGGGTCTTCATTCATTGCGTCTTTCTTCAACTCAAACCAGACACGCATCATCATTGTATCGCCAACGTCTGGTGAATGACCAATCTCCTCTTTGACATCCTTCTTCTCGCGCAATTGGAGCTTGCCTTCATCATCGACATTCTTCTGGCGTAGGATAGCGGTCAAATCTTCAATAATAGCCTCACGATACTCTGGAACACCAGCGAAGGATATTTTATGTTCATTGATGAATTCTGCCAACTTGAACCCACATTGAGCCTTGAGATTCTTGAATACTGTCTTCGGGATCAGTGAGTGATTGACTGTGGACTTCTTGAGGATAACCTGTGTTCTGGTAGGCAATGGGGTTGAGTTTGCCACAAATCCTTTGACTCCTTGCATACCATCAACAACAGCGCCACCAATGCCGTCTTCATCAATGAGGATGTTTGAATAGGGGATTTTATCTGCTGATGCAAAGTCCTTTGCTTTTTGAATAGTTTTGGTAGTGTCCTGCTTCTCAAACTTCTCGATACGATAACACTCAAGTCCGTCCCAAAATGAGAATACTGTCGCGTCCTGTCCCAAGCGAGCAACGTCGATGATGAGGTACTTCTGCCCGTCCTTGATGATTGTGTTTGTGAATGTGTCTGTGAGGGCATCAAAGCTGATAAGAGAGTCCTTGTCCTCGTCATAGTCCCAATCACCCTCAAACAGACGTTGACGACGCACAGAGTCTTTTATCGTGCGTAGAGTCTCAATATAATCCTCGGGCAAATAGGTGTTGTCAGTGGCAAATGCTTGAACGAACTTGCGACTTGGGGGCAATAAGCCCTGTTTCCAAGGATCAATGAACTCGCGCTTCATCCAGCCTTTCTTCGGGTTGGCAGTAATCAGTAGCTTCTTTTTCAAGCCATACTCCTCATTCTTCCAGCGTCCAATTGATAGCCACAAATTAGACTTGGCAACTTCAGACACTTCTCCACCTTCTTCAATCCATCCTTGAGTCATCTGCATTGATCCAAAGCGCTCAAATAGGGGATCACTTGGAACTTCCTTGCAGGCGATTAAATAGACTTTAGAGCCATTGTGGAGGTTGAATACGTTGTCCTGCCCGTTATAGCTACAATAATCCTCAAACTTAATATCCCATTTCTGGAACACTTCATGAACTGATGGAATGGTGAACTTACGAAGGTCAATGAGTTCTTGACGTGCGATGAAGTAATGCGTTTCAGGATAGATCAAAGCATTGGCAAATATCAAAGAGCATCCCAGAAATGACTTTCCTCCTCCTTTTGCTCCTCCGTAGAGAATCTCTTGAGTGGTATCATCAATCCAGAATTGTGCTGCCTGCAACTGCTTCTCGTTTCTAGTCTTGAACTGGAGTTCCATCTTTTATAAATTGCATACCAGTTATGGTCAATTTCTCACCCTTGCTTGTAATATCGGTTTCAATCTTGTCTCTCATGTCAGTTACGTTCTTTGCAGTGAAGATAGCAAATGGCGCAGGAGCAGCTCCAGCAAGCCCAATACTAATCAAAAATTCCTTCTGCATTTCCTTCGCTTCTTTATAGGCATTGCAAAACTTCTTCAAACCATCGACAATTTCAACAGGTATTTCAGTCTTCTCTCCTTCTGTTTCTTCAAGTAATTCACCCTTCTCAGCCCAACGCCAAACTGTTGAATATGCTACTTTAATCTTCCGAGAGAATCGGAATAGCGTTGGCATCTTATTTGGTATCAATTTGATCTTCTCAAATTCGCTTTTAATATCACCACTAGCGAAATAGTCCTTCTTGGATTCTGTCACCATTTTCTGATATGGCTCTAAGTCAAAGAATTCCAAGAGCTGATCGCAATACTTGGGGTCAAATTTCGTTGGTCTTCCTCCTTTATTCTTTCCTTCTTTTCGTTTCATACAGCGTGGCATTTATAGTTTTTGTCGTAGTATATTTCGTTTTTCCTATCACAGAAGCAACAGAACCCCACTGGTGTTTTCTTATGCCCATTTTCATCTAGATATGGAAGACTGAAGCCAACGTCATCAAACTTTGATTCGTCCGTTGATTTTATATAACCATCACCACAGCAACGGCAGTTGTTTTTTACTTGTTTGTCTTTATTCATTGAGATTTTTGGCAAAGTTTCTTATCTTGCTTCGAGCCTCTCCGTAGCCTATAAGATTTCCATATAGTTCGCCAGACAATGCTTCAGCCATCTTGTCAAGACCCCAGTCAAGCAGTTTTGAATTGTTGATGTGCTTCTTCACGAATGCGTATTGCGTGCCGTAGGCTTCTAGCTCTTGTTCAAAGCGGAAATCGCGATCTGATAGGTATCTGAACCACCAAACGTCGGGGTAATCTCCTTGCTGGTCACAATGTACTTGCTCGTGAGCCTCCAAGTCTGGAGTGATCTTCACGTCATGCGGATTGTAAATGATGTTCCCATAAGCGAATATTGGCTTGTGGTTATCAACTGCAATAAAAGTCCGTCGTATATCACCCATATTCGGGGGATATTCCTTAATTATCTTCATTTATAAACTCAATTAAGTTGTCAATTGTCTCGTCCTTGTACCCACAAATGGCAGAAAGACCAGTTCCAGTGTCGTTGATCTTGTAGCCAAGCAGTAAAAACTCATTGTTTTTTATTTCGTAGAGTCTTTCGAGTATTCTTTGGATTTTTGGGTCTTTCCGTCCTCTTGGCATATTCAAATAGTTCGTCGTCAGTATCTTGTGGGACATCGAAACCAATCGCGTCCGCTCCAAATTCGTTTTTATTCTTCCATTCCTCGTCAATCCACACGTCGTCAGCGCCAATCTTGGCTTCAATCAGTAATGCTTCAGCAGCACTTCTTGCCATGATGTACTTCTTTACAATAAAGCGCTTCTTCCCGTCAGATTTCTTCTTCATAGCTTATAGAGCGCGGTAATAACTGAGGCTAATTATGGTGCTCTCTGATTATCACGCCCATATAAACTGACCAATACCGACAGGAGTCAAATCGGCAAGAAGTTAGTATTGATACATTAAGTATACCATTATTTTACCATTTCACCAAGTATTTACGCTTGTGTATAAGCTGACTCCACTTGTATTTGAAACGTACTGTTTGTATTCTTTGTACTTCCTCCCAGTCTTGGAATGGGGCTAGGTAGTTTTTAATATTCTCCTCCTCTATATCACACCAGATGCACATACCTTTAGCCTTTAGAAAAAAGCAACTTCTTACTGGTGCATCTTCGTATTTTCCGTCTACCTCTATCTTGTGTCTTGGACACAGTTTGTTTGATTGACCTTTTGGCATAACCGACAAGCTATTAGCCTTAGTTATTTAATTTTACGCTCATCATCTATTATTTTTTGTAATTCGTCTAAGCTAACTGAACTTATCGAATTAATATCCTTCAGGTAAATAACGGTTCTGTCTAGACGTTTACTCATATACCACGCCTCATCTTTTGTCATTTCATCTGCTTGAACGAGTATTACTTCATCAAGTTTCATTGTTGTGTACTTTTCTTTTGGAGTGTGAACAATGTGCTTGCTATTTTTACAATCATTAGGTTTAATAAAACACCTCCACTTAAAATACTTCATATTTAATAAATTGTTATGACTTTCTTTTTAACCCCCCACTTGATAGCCTCATTATAATCATAGGTGAAAATATCATATCGCCCGTCTAATCGTTTATTAGTCCTATCGTGGCAAGTGTATACCTTTCCGTCTATAACCACTATAGAACGCAATTTCAAGGCTCTGGGGCAAGCTATAGCACCTTCATAGGCTAGTTCACCGCTTGCCATTACACAAGGTCTATCAGGACAAGTCTCTCTGGGACTGTACTTTGTAACATCAGCAGTTATTACCTGACCAGCCATAGCTATACACATTAGGGAGCAGATCATAGGGTTTAATCTAATTCTGCTTTCCTACATCTGGCACATTCCTTGATATTCCAAGTATTATTATTCTCAAGTCCGTAAAAGTAATCAACGATATACCAATCATGACCGATGAAGAGGCAGATTAACCTTTGTAAGAAATACTTTAGTGACTCTTTCATATAGCTATTTAGATTTAATTGATTTAGGCATATTATTTCTTGAGATTATTAAGCTCTTCAATGAGATATTCAGTGATATATTCATCATTAATTTTTGATTCTGCCTTTCGCACAAGGGCTATCGCCTCATTATAAGCCTCCTTTCTCTGTTGGGAGATGAGGGATTTGATAAACTTTGTGGTTTGTTCGTACCAATATGCTGATGTTTCTCCATTTTCTCTTTCTGCCCTATCTAACATTACACAAAACTTATCCATAAACTTATCCTCCCACTGTTTTGGTGTTGGCATATCCTCAGTGTTGGTTGGTGCTGTCAATCCGTTTTCTCCAATAGAGCCTTGAGTAACTGGCGTACAGTACCCACAACCACCAGTGCCTTTGCAATTACATTTCTCCATATTGGCTTAATAACTTATTGATTAGAGGGTGAATAGGTATTTAATCATTGAGGCAATAGCAAGTAGTAAAAACACGGTTATTATTATTCTGCTGTATAAGTCCATATAATATAAATTAGTCTCTAAAATAAGGCTGTTAGATTCCTCCAAAACGACTTCCATTTAAACCAAGTTATCTTTTTACATATAGAGCACTGCCAGTATTCGTTTTCTTTTGTATTTCTATAAATAGTTGACCCTTGGCAATCGTGCTCATTATAAGTTGCTGTTGTGTTGTCCATATTAGTCTCTAAGTAGGGGGGTTATTTACCAAGTGTCATCAAACAATAAAACGTAGCATGACCAACCTTTTTGCACTCCTTGTATTTATAAACACTCCAAGACAGTGATAAACCGATAAGTGCTACAAACAGGATTACTGCGACTATGTATTTCATATCCCTTATTATTATTTGTTAGTCTCTAAGTAGGGGTGGGGGTTATTTAGTGTACTTATCAAGATACTGTGCGACTATTTTATAATTTTCATTCCAAGAATTATCTTTTGAATTAAGTATTTCTCTAATTTGCTCTAGGGTAAACTTTGCATTATCAGAAGTCCTCATATCTTCAGTTGGTCCGTTGCAACTACAATGCCCTAAATACTGATAAGCCCATTTACCATTATTTCTCCATACCGCAACTCCAGAACCTTCATATCCATAACTTTCATAAGAATAAATCAGTATATCAGCCTCAACTTTACCAATATAAGGAGCATCGTAAGTAACAGAAAAATCACTCTCTCTTAGTTCGTCTTTCCCGAGACTTACTATTTTTTTTATCCCTCTAATTTTCTCCATATCCCTTATTATATTAGTTATTTAAGATGTAATAATGTGGAGTAGGCTCTTAATATCTTCTCGATCAAACTCGCCTTTAATGAGAATAGTACCCTCCATGTCTTTAATGTCGTTTTCCATGTCTTCCTCTTCTCCAGTGACGCTGTTCGTGCTTTTGATAAACACAATTTCATTCAATCCATCAAGCAAGTTCATCAGCTTACGCTCTTTGATTTCGTCTTCTGTCATATACTAAGTTATTAAATCTATGTGATTAAGGGCTAGTGGGCTAGTCTCTTATTTATAATCTCGATGTATTCTTGACTAATCTCTATGCCGATATAGTTTCTGTTATTCTTTTTAGCCATTTTTAGTGTCGTACCACTTCCTGCCATTGGGTCTAGGATTGTATCTCCTTCGTTGCTCCAAGAGAGTATGTGGTCTTCTGCTAGTTTTTCTGGGAACATTGCGGAATGTGCAAAGGCAAACTTATCTGTTGTTGTTTTTTGGTAACCAGTCTGATATTCCCATATATTTGATTTCACTCTAGTGTCTTTTCCCGTATCATATTTCATAATTTCTAATGTTCCGTCTTTCTGCCTGTTTGTTTTCTTACCTGTTTTCCATTTTGTTGGTACTCTTATCAGGTTTGATGTTTTTGGATTACCTTTACTTAAAACGAACATATATTCAAACATCTGAAAATATCTATTTGATGGTGGAAAAGGGTACACATTTTTTGCATAAACCATCGTATCGTGCAAATTAAATCCTATCTCCTTAAAATAAAGAGCTTGCTTGAATGATGTTCCTGTTTCACTACCTTTTATTGTGGCATCTCCTACTACCCAGACTACTACTCCACCTTGTTTGGTTACTCTGTATAATTCTTTAGCAATTCCCTCGAAGTCAAATGTATACCCTTTATAGTCTCGTAAGTTATCGTAAGGCGGAGAAGTAACAGTTAAATCAATAGAATTGTCTTCTAGTGTTTTCATCACTTCTAGGCAGTCCCCTTGTATGACTTGGTTTATCATTGGTTTTATTTTTACTCTCAATCTAAGGGCTTGGTAGTGGTTGGTGGCAAGGATTTCAGAGAAATCATCCCAGGGGATGTTTTGCAGAGCCGAGGCTCTGTTTACTCTTCTAGTCACCTTGCATGGGTTGTCTTCCCTTACCTTGAAAGGATTTACTATTCATCCACACCAACCACTAACCTTACCCACCTATAGCACTAATTGATAATGCTATAGAGGGGGAGGCTAATTTATTTTTATTTGACACTTCCGCCAGTTAAGTTAGAGACACCCCCTGTAGTAAAGCTCTTAGAATCGACCACATTCCATTTCTTGTAGTTCTGCTCGATTCTAACGCCTAAGTGATTCTCTAGTGCTCTCAACCTTTCTTCTAGCGACATTATCATTTCTACTTCATGACTATTTTTTTCAATTGACTTTGGGATACTCAACTCCATTTCTTCTTCTCTGATTTCCTGAATACACCTCTTGATGATATTTTTCAGCATATATTTAATTATTTCTATTAGCCTTACGCAACTCACGCTCTGCTTGTTTCTCCGCTTTTATTTGTTCGCTTCCAGACTGACATCTCTTTTAATTAGTTTTTTACATTTATCACATAACTCAATACTTCCTAGATCACTTAGTTCATCACAGTCTTTACATTTGGGGCATAGTTTACACATTAGTTTCGTATATGTTTATCACAATTTCATCTTTATCGCTTCCTGTAAAAACTGATATCGAGATGTTGGTTATGTGCTTACTATCGTCATCTGGTATTACGCCGCTCTTTACTAGTCCGTCTTCGTATAACTTGATAAACGCATTTGAGCAGTCATGTCGTCTATTGCCTTTGTAGTAAATATCATAGTGGACATTGCATTGTTGTATTGGGTTATCCTTACGCTTTCGTAGCTCTTTGTCCATGTAGATAGCCCACTCCACCAGTTCGTGCTTCTCTTTTGCTAATTGGCTTCGCCTTGTCCAGTGCAAGCCAGCGTACACCCCATTGAGGCTAGGGCACTTATCTTTTATTGTTATTGAGTAGTTCACGTTCTTTGATTAGGTTATGTTTTGGATATTTGGCTAGGTCTTCATCACTTGCCCTATTGAGACACCATTTCAGGGCTTTACGCATTATTTCTTTTGTAGGCTTGTCTTGGTGGTGTAGCTTGCATAGTGGGGCGATTGACCACCACTCACTTATTTGTTTACGCCCCATGCCAGATATAACGTGATGCCATTGTGGAGGTTGACCACATTCCAAGCACTTCTTCATTTCAGGGTCTAGCGATAGTTTGTTTCTAAGTCGTGTTGGTATCATCTGGTATATCGTTAGAGGGAAATGGTATGTATTCTATCCCATGATTAGTGCCTAACTCTCGGTGAATAACTTTGTGTATCTTGTCTATCTGTTCTTGTTTTAATAGTTCTGTAGTGCTATCCGTAGAGTACATTGCTTTTTGTATAGGTATCCATATCTGGTCATGTACTGCTTCTTTTGTCCACGGGATTGAGATATGTGGCTTTAGGACTACTCTTTGGTCTTTGCCAGCGTCATTAAACATTTCTGCTAGTAGGGTAAAGTATTTCCAAAGTGCCTTGTTTTGTTGTAGTGTACGTTGTTTTTCTTCCATATCTTTTGTGCCTGTACCGCCGTAGGTATGTGAGCGATATGGTCGAATATACCCACAACACATACCTACTAACGGACTAGCTAATTAAAATGGAATATCCTCTGGGTTAATCTCTGGCTGTTCAGTTGGATATTCTGGCTCTTGGTCTTGGCGATAGTTAGTTGGCTTTACTTCGTCAAAGTAGTATCTGATTTCAATGCCTGACTGTCCGTTAGAGCCTACCTTGATTGTCTTGCCGATAAGATTAGCAGTTGCTCCCTCAATAACCTTAGACAGAATAGTGCCGAGCTGACCTTCCTTTAGGTTTAGAATACCCTTATCAGTGTTCAGGATAAACTCTTTTGCAAATCCTGCCTTTGGTGTTGGTGATACCTCTGGCTTAGAGTCTAAGAATCTGATGTATCGTACGCCGTCTACGCTGTTAATTGTAAACTGGCTACCTACTAACAATCCGAGTTTGATATAGTCCATAGTTATTTGATTACTTTAGCAATTTCACTGATTGATATTTCTGAATGTTTCCAAATCTGCTTGGCACATTTCCTGATTTCTTCCCAATCCTTATCTTCGATAGGGAGCTTCTTGTTGATACTGCACCACTCTTTGAAGGCTACCTGTAGGAATATCTGAATGTCTTTATTATTGAGTTGCATATTGTTTGCTTATTTGTAGTGCTTCTTCTTGGAATTGTTTATGTCTCTTTGACCCCCAACCGTGAATATGAGCTACTTGTAAATCTTCGTATCGTAACCCATAGGCACAGTAGTCGCAGATTTCTTTATCTGTTGGTGACTGGCGTGGGTGGTAGTAGCCTTTATTGTGGCAACGATTACATTTACTGTTCTGGCTCGTTGTCTTCTGGTTTTGGTGGGACATATCCTTCTACTAATTGAGTAATATATTCAACGCTTTCTCCAATGTCTGCTACTGCCTGCTTATTAGTTGTAACTATACCTTTTAGGATTTCGTATAGCTTCTTTACTTCAATGTCTAACTGGTCGTGTAATTCTGCTTGTGTCATATAATTAAATTGCTAATCCTCCAATGAATAAGACAAACGCGATACCTACTACCATTAATCCGATTTCTGTCCAAGTAGCTTTCCTATACTCGATGACTTCTACATTACCCCAAGGGGCTTTGTGTTCTGACTGCTTCCAGCCGAGGTTAAGATTTTTTCCGTACATATATTAGTTCTTTAGTAATTGGTACTTTTTTAGTTTCTATCTTACCGAGTCTAGCCTGTAGGTAAATCCATGTCTTACTTTGCTTTTCTTTATCTGCCATTTCTTCTGGTCTTAGCCAGCCTTCACTTTTTAACTTGTCCTGTAGTTCTCTTAGTTCTTTTGTTGTCATAATTTATTGCTTTACTATTACCATTCTTTTAACATTGTCATTATTTATCTTGAACTTATCACTTAGCATTAGCTCTTGTGTTGAGCAAGAACCACCGCCGAAAGGATTGAGAATGAACATAGTCTTATCACTGTAGAAGAGAACTGTATCACCGTCATTTAATGCATTTAATACGTCTTCAACTTTCAGATTTTCTATTAGTCTCATATACTTGTTGGTTAGTTACTTGATGTACTTAGTATAACGCATTAAATAAATAGTGTCAATAGGCTTTTCATTGGGGTTTTTGAATTGTTTTGACTTTTCCACAGGGCTAGAGCATTGGTTCTTGTATACTGCTTATTCTTGCCTTAGCTATCTCTATGTACTCGTCTGTCATATCAATTCCAATAAATGAATATCCGTTTTGTTTACAGGCTACACCAGTTGAGCCTGAACCCATAAAAGGATCAAGGACTGTACCACCTTTTGGAGTTACCATTTTGATTAGGTATTCCATAAGGGCGATAGGTTTAACTGTGCTATGGATATTAGTTTTTTGTTTCCAGTTTTCTTCTTCGCTTATTAAAGACAGCATTCGACACACAACACGACTTGCACCAAGGGCTAATTCCTGATTCCCTTTTGTAGTAGTCAGTAGCCACCTCTTTAAGTCCGCCACACTTTCTGCAAGGTTTCCACCAACTTCCATCTCGGAGTTCGCAACCTGAGTGGATTCGTTTATGAGTGAGAGCATCAACAAGTTGTAGATTTTCAATTCTATTATCCTTTTTGTTTCCGTTAATATGGTGGATAAAGAATCCTGATGGCACTGCCCCATTATGTTTACGCCAGACTCGTCTATGTTGAAACTCACGAGTTCCTGTTCTGATATAACCTTTTGGAGTAATTGAACCGCTACCATATTCTCGTCTTTGCATAATGCTTTATTATTATCAGTAATAACTCCATTATACTTTACTGTTAGATAACAGTCAAGCCCTTTGTTGCGTTCTGATTTTGAACTCTTTGCTTGATAGATTATTGATTTGAAGAACCTCTCACTTTCGTTTGGAAAACACTCTATTACTTCTTCACTGTTGTCGTGGATTAGGTTGGCAGGAAATCTTCCTATCTTATCTTCACCAATATAATCTTCTTGTGCCTTTCCTCCCTCCATATTCAAATTATTTCCAAGTGAAGATGCTTTTGTAAACTTCATTTCTTCTGTCCCCACCCTACTCTCATCAATATTTATTCCACCTGTTCCATACTTTAAGACATTCTCTGCTACTGTCTTTTCCGCTAAAGGTTTTCGTGCCATACAGATAGGTTCGTGTGCTGGTTTTAGAGCAGTTCCCCAGCCTTCCCATTCAGAAGTGCCTTTGGTGATATTTACTTCTTTGCCAACCGCACCTATTCCAAACATACTATCGCCATTTGATTTTTCAGTTCCACAATTTTTGTTTTTCCCAACAACTTCTCTTTCTCTTTCTATTCTTTCAATTAAAGGCAAGAAATCGTCAGACAAACCAAGTAAAGGCTTCAAAATATTCCATTGAGCAACTGTTGGCACATTCGCACCATTCGCCCAATTCCATACACAACCAGTCAGCCCACCAGTTCTACTTGGAAATAATGAAGCAATTTCTTTTTGTGTCTTTCCTCTCGTTTTTATTTGTTCTGATAAGTGCCCTGCAAACTCATCAAATTGTCCTAATCTCGGAGCAATCTTATCCACCGCCTTACCGATATTCAAACTTTTAGGAAACCCTGAACCATATACCCACTCAATCATATCTCGCACTTCAAAGCCTGCGTCTTCAATCGCTACTGCCATTCTGTGATATGTCCTAGTTCCCGAGAAGGCGAGTAGGTGTCCTCCTGGTTTTAATACTCTTAGACATTCAGCCCACATTAAGGGGTTATTGGCTATTCCTGTGTTATCCCAAGACTTTCCCATAAAACCTAGTTCGTAGGGAGGATCAGTTACTACTGAATCAACAGAGTTATCTGGTAGTTCTTTAAGTTTTTCTAAGCAATCTCCGTTAATCAGTGTAATTTTACTGGACATATTCCGTCATATTATAGTGTGAGTTAAAAATAAGAACTTCTTTTACCCCCTTATATTCCATTTTAGGAGAGGGGGTTTTGTTTTTGGTACAACTTATCATCTAGTGGCATATAAACGCCTTAAATCGCATTGTGGGGGCTTACATGTGCTATCTACTTATTAGAATAGTTCTCTATCGTCAACGCCAAGATAAATCCTGCTGGAATTGATAAAATAATTGTCCAAGTGTCAGATAATAGCCCAAATAAACACCAAATTAAACATATAGCAAGGAATACCCAATTAGGAGTATCACGCCTCTGTTTTAGAAATTCTTTTATTCTCATACTTTTTTAGTAAAAACATACCTTATCCTTTTAAGTAAACTATTATTAAGTTCAGTCTCTTTTTGTAGCGATAAAAATGCTTTATATAAAATAGTATCAATAGAACCATATAACACTGATTCATTTGAAGGTGCATATTCACACAAAAAATAATCAGGAACAAAACTATTATTAAATAATATCTTCCTATTATTTAATTTTAACGCAACAAAAACATCAACCCCCATGTGTTCGTTATTTTGTCTTTGTGAAATGTCTATATATTGATATAGGACATCACCTAAAATACTTTTTATCTCATTTTTTAGCATATACAGATTGTTATTTATTCTTATTCTCTACTAATTCGGCTGTAATACTTTCAGAGTCAATTTTAATAACGCTACCCACTCGTAATGCTTTTGTTATCTTTATATAATAAATCTTAGTAAAATCAATGGCTTGTGTTAGTCTAACCTCTCCAACTATATTTTGTTTTTTCATAATGGCAATTCGTTTATTATTTTATCTTGGTCTGGCTTAGTCCATTGCTTAATCTTATCCTCTAGTGGTTTTGGTATCGTGTCTTGCCTTGGTTCTGGGTAATGCTTTGACTTCGGCTCGTAGGTTTCCTTGAGATGTTTGAATAAGTCTTTTCTGAACTCGTCAAACTCTTCTTTAGTGATTGGTTGTTGTTTTTCAATAGCTGGGTTAGCCATAGCCCTACCACAAACTACACAAAATCCGTCTTTATCTACATTAACAATATTTCCATTTTCTAAGTTATCACATTTACATTTACTCATGGCATTGTATGTCATACTTTTTTACTTAACATTCGTTTTTCTCGTTCTCTTGCTGTTGTTATTGCGTTCCTCTCTTTTAGTTTCGATCTAAACTCTGGCTTATCTTTGTTTTCTTGATACCACTTTCTTGTTTTTGCCCTCATATAAGCAAGCCTTTTTTCTCTTGATATAGCTTTTTGTTCTGGGGTATACATTCTCATTCTTCTTGCACATACCCTAGAACAATACTTTGGGTTAGTAACCTTTATGCGGGTAAATGTATTTTTACAAAATGGACATTCAACTTCTACAATCTCACTACGTTTCCTTTGTATTTTAAGATTGAAAGGCTCAAATGAAAATATCTGTCTAACACGCTCACGAGTGCAACCATATATATTAGCAATGTCTGAAAATGTTTTATTCCCTCCACTTAGTAACTTATATATGTTTTGGTATTCTTCTTTTGGTATTTTCATAGCATTGTAGCGTTAGCGTAATCTTCTAGGTAGCCGAAGCCTTTATGGCAATACTGAACAACCATTAGCCCTGCGTATCGTACTTTCCTTTTAAGGATTAAACCCTCCTCACTCATACGGCGTAGCTCTCGGCTGATAGTAGCTGGCTTATGGAGCATTGAGGCTTCCCTTTCAGCAGTTCCTCCAAAGACCAATTCACCTTTCTCCTGTAGGTAGTTTAGAATTATGTTTTGGACTGTCATATTTTAATTTTTTTGCCAATTTTTAATAAGTGTTCAAACAGTAAGTTCCAGCTCTTATAATCTTGTAATCTCTTGTCTAGCTCAAGGAGTACTTCATCTGATAGTCTAAATGTCTTTGGTTTATATCTTTTGTTT